ACGATCGTTTTGGTATTACTTACGACGGAGGTAGAGCGACTTTACATTTAAACAATACCGCTAGCGATGTTGGAATAACAATTGGAAATGATGCAGGCGCGGTTGCTCTTTATCGTTCTGGAACAAATGTATTAGCTACAGATAAAAATTTCTCTGTCTCGAATGGATATATTTATAGAGGCGTAGCCTTAATTACCGGAGGACCAATAAATATTAGAGGAAATTACCCATTAGCAGCTAAAGACATAAATATAATCACTGGAAGTTCTAATCCTGGATATGTAACTTTGCCAAGTGCTCCTTTGGTTGGTACATTAATTACAGTAAGGAATGTAACTACAAATCCAATATTTGTTCATACTAGCGGAACTAATAACCAAATTAATCATCTAGGTACGGGTATTCCGTTCCAAATATCTCCTGTAACTACTAGTGGAATACATACCGGAATAAATTTTATAGCTACGGCAAGTACAGGACAATGGTTTACTTTATAAAAAAATAATATGTATGCCAAACAAAAAAATATCCCAACTTTTTGAAAATCCTTATCCTCAAACAGGAGATGTTTTTCCTACTGTATCAGATGGAGTTACTTATAAAGTAACATTAGATAACGTTTCTAGACTATTAAACAATGAATACTATTTAAAAGAAAACAAAGATCCATATCTAATAGATGATTTAAACAGAACTTACGGAAGATATAGGGTAATTAGTGGGAATATAATGGTAAGTGGTGGATTTATAAATTTATATAATTCGACTACTAGAAGTTCTAATTTACAGGATATGTATCCTGCGTCCAATAATAATCTTAGAAGATATTATCCAGAAGGATTCTTGTCTGCTACTGGTTTTTCTCCAGAAAGTGGTGTTATAGTCTTTCATCCATTTTTATTAAAGAAAGATACAAACAATTTCAATTTAGTAGTAGAATTGACAAGTTCAAATGTTACAAATACGCCTATCGGGTTTGGTATTTATTCTGGAGAAGGATTTCAAGGAGCAAGACTTTTTTATTCTGGAGTAATTAATACAATTAATGCTACTCCTGGTTTATATAGAAGGAATATAACTGATTTACCATTAAAAAAGGGGCCATATATTATAGCTTCTTTTAATAGTGGAATTGCATCAGCAAATGCTTCTCAATTTAAATCCATTCTTACATCTTCTTATAAAGCTGTTTTTGGAGAAAGCGCCTTTTTACCATCTTTATCAAATCATCCAAGTAATATACATGAAATTACTTATGAGAGTGGCGTTAGACTGAATACTACTTTAGGTACTGGTCTTTGGGGTATACCTACTCAAGTTAGGTGCGGACCTTTAATATGCATAGAACATTTTTAATTAATTTTACTGTGCATCAATATGCTAGATATATAAGTATCTAACTGATGTTCATAAGATATTTTTTGTATTTCTTTAATTGATTCTAAGTTTTGATCTGTGGGATTATTAATGTAATCTAGTATTTTATTAGACCAATTCTCTGGATTTTCATTTGCTATAATAAGATTCGTAATTTGCTCCGAAACTTCTTTCTGTTGATTAGTCATTTTTTTTATACTATGAACTTCTCTTAACTTAGTAGAGACTTCATCATTTAATTTCTGTGCTCTAATTAAATTTTCTTTTAATTTAGAAAGACTATATTTTTCTTCTACTAAAGCCTTAGATTGTTGTCCTTGCCCAATAGGTTTAATATTTTTTGTAGATTGAGGAATTCCCGTAGATCCTGCGGGTCTCCCAGATATTCCTTGACCGCTTCCGCCAATTAAAGGTTGATAAAAACCACTATCTTTTAATTCTTTATATTTTCTTTGAGATATTTCTGATTCTTCTGAATTAGGCAGCCTACCTGTTTCTATTGCTCTTAAACCTTCTTCTGGAGTTAAAATTCCTAATTCCATTAGCCTATTATAAATTCTAGAATATTGGACATCATCTTTTAAATCTATATCCTCAAAATGAGGCTCTGGATAATTTTTAAAGCCAAGATTTTTACTAATTCTTCTGATCTCTGGAACTAAAAATTCATTTATAAAAGTTTGACGAGCCTGCTTCAACCTTTCCATAAATACTTGAACCTTTATGCTAGTATTAGCAAATTTTTCGCTACCAATAAGAATATTATTTAATCCAATTTGAATATCTCTATCTACGACTTCATATTTTTCTGGTCCTATCAAATTTCCTATGTCAGGGATTACAAATTCTGCTTTAGTCGTATAGTCCGCAATTAAAACTCTTCCAATGCTTTGATTTTGAAATAAAGATTGCATTGCTTCAAGATTTTTTTGATTTATTCCCCCTTTGTCTGGTTCTGCACCCATTGTTACCAAAAGTATAGCTTGTTGCATAGTTCTAGTAATAGACATATCCATTTTTTTCATTTCAGCTTTCCAATTAATATCATCTAAAACTGGAAATCCCATTGGCACAGCGAATGGTTCATAATCTTGTTTTTTATAAAAAACCGCATTTATTTTTTGTGGATCAAGAGGAATTGTAACCGTACCTATTGTTTTTTGTTGTATATTTTTTCTAGTTTCCGGAGGCAAGCTATCTAGTACTTCTTTGTCTTCATCTGTCTTGGGACTTCTTAGCCTTTCTATTTCATAATCACTCAACAATTTATAATACCTTCCAACTGAAAAATTAATACTGCCACCAATTTGAATATCTGCTGGATTCAATATAATATATCTTGCAGGTAAATCTACTGAAGCTTTTGTCGTCAAGCCAAAAGTTTGAGTTATTTTTGTCACATCTTCATTAGAAACAGAAGTATCAAACCTGTAAATAAAAACGTTTCCAGATCTATAGTATTCTCTAAAAAATTTATCTTGTAATTCTGATATATTTATTTTTCTAAATAATGCTTGAAAAAAATCTCTAGATTTTTGACTACCTCCTTGAAAATAAATATTATTTGCACTAAATTCTGTCATTAAATCTATTGTATTACGAAAAATCGCAAAATTGTAATAACATTTCTGGCAAAGAATAACTGCGTCTCTAATATTTAAATTAGAATTTCCTTTAATTCCACCCGAATATTTAAATGGGATTATACCATCATCAATATTTTTATATCTATCTGTTCTATTTATAACAGATGAAGCATTTCTTCTTAATTTTGTATTTTCTGAATTTTCATAATTATTAACTGATCCCTCTGAAATCATAAATGGTCCCACTGATGAATTTTTGACTTTTTTTAATTTATTTTGTATTTTTTTAGACATTTTCAGTAATTATTACACATTATTCAATCATTATAGGATTAAAAGTTCCTATTTCTAATATTTTTGGTGATGACATAATATCATTATAACATTTATACGCCCAATTTGCAAGCATTAGAGCTGAATAATTATCTTTTCTAGCCTTATTTGCAGATGAACTTCTCCTCAGGTGTTGTGGTAAATCAAAGCTTTGTGTACCACGGCTTGTAGCGCTATGTTCTACAAGAGCACATTGTTTTTTAGTCTGATATATAAAATCATCTTGATTTTCTATAAAATCTAAAACGGTCCAATCTTTTTTCTCTTCTGTTCTAATTGAATTTAAATTAGGATGACTATTTACAGTTTTATTGAAAAAGTCTTCGTGCGCGCTTGTACTAGAAGCGAACCATATTTTCTTATAATCAATAGAAGCTTGAAGATATTCATTAGCTTTTCTAATAAAATTACTTGTGAATACCTGATTAAAGGCAATCCTTTTATCTTCTAAATTATACTTATTTCTTATATCTTTTAGCATCAAGTCATAATCTAAACCTTCTAGATCAGAATTAAAATCTAAAGTTTTTATATTTATTCTATCTTTTTTAAATGCTTCTGATTCGTTACAGGCAGAAAGAAAGACATCTGCTCCAGCATTATCAACTATCATAAAAACAATATTAAAATGCGTCATTATATAATGTAAATATGCTACGTGATTTTTTAGATTACCGAGGCCAGCGTATGTATGTACTAATGTTGATGTCTTTGTTTCTTCATCTATCTCTAAAACTGCCATAGCAAAATAGTCCGCATTTGGGCTATCACTCATATTAGGGTCTATACCAAGAATATATTTTTTATCAGATCTTCCTTTAAGTAAAGTGTGTGGCTCTTCTCCAATTTTTAAAGTACAATCTTCCATCTTTTTAGCGTTAAAATAACTATCACTACCATCTGTAAATTGAGCGCAATACTCTCTAAGAAAACTACTATGGCTAGATCCTCCAGCTTGAGCTTCTTCAATAATTGTTTTATCAATCATTTCTTCTGGAAGAGCTTCGTAACTTAATTGACTGACAAAATATTTTGCTTCTCCTTGCTCTTTATCCATTATCTTCGCGCACCATTCGTTATATGTTTTATAAAGATTTTCAAATGTATAACTTGCAGAAGAAAGAGCAATCATCTTGCTTGTATTTTCAAAAACCATTCTTTCTTCTTGTTTCATTACGCCTTCCGCTATTAATTTGTCCTCGAATTCACGAATCTCCATACGCTCTTTCATATTTTGAGGAGCAACTAAGAATGGCATTAATACATTCTTAATAATTTCTTCTGGTAATAAAAGAAACTCATCAAGAACAAGAATATTAGCTCGGAATCCTCGAATTTTTTCTCCGTTTAATGGAATTGCTACAATACTTCCTCCATTGATTTGCCATTCAAACTGATCATTTCGTTTTGCTTTCGCTCCAAAGCATTGAGATAGAAGTTCCGCGCCTTTACTCTCTACTATTTTTTCTAAGTTATTAAAAATAAATCTAGCAGTTCTAAATGTTGGTCCAGCTATGAGAATCTTTGTATTAGGTTCAAATACGCATTGAAGAAAACAAAATACAGCTGCCATAAATGATTTACCGCAACCACGACCAAAGACGCACATATTAAAATTTCTATTCATTAGCGCTTTTAGATGAATCTCTTGATAAGCAGCTAACTTAACTCCACTAATAAGTTCCGTGGTAAAACCTAGATTTGCTCTTAAAAATTTTGCTAGACTAATTTTAGCTTCTTTGTCATTAAGGTATCCTTGTAATTCTGCTAGTTCAGCATTTACATCCTTGACTTCTCTTATATATTTTTCTGGGCAATATATCATAATAATTTCATATCATAAGCTAACTGTAAATCAATCTTTCTGTAAAAACAATCTGAGGCTAGAATACATTCTATTACTCTTTTCATCTCTTCTCTGCCATCTACAAATAGAAACTGAAGATTATTAAATTCTTGTAATAGAGATCTAACATTATGAAATATATATTCTGGTGTTGCTTTTATATTTTTACTAATATGTGGAAGATATTGAAAACTTAAAGCATTACTTAATTTTTCTTCAATTACAACGATCAAATAAGAATCATTTTCGTGAGTTTTTATTATTTCCTTTTTAAACCTTTCGTAGTTTTTGACGCTTAAAGTACTTATGAAATCGCTTAAGCTTTTCCTCTCTATAAAGCAATTACAATTATCATTATCACAGGTATAATCTCCAAATGGTAAGGTTTTTATTTCAAAAGGTACATTAAATTTTAACCAATTTTGTTCTCTTGTGTCAACAAAGATGGTATTATTTTCATTTAATTTATTTTTAAAATGATGAGATATATTCTTAGGATGTATAAATTTATTTTCTAAACCTATTTCCGAACAAATATCGTAATAATCGTTAAATATTTTATTATAAAAAATAATAGAAGGACTCATTATGGTTCTTAGTTCTACTTGCATAGGGCTATATATTAATTTTTTATCATTTTTTCTTTTTACTAGAATATCTTTGCAATATTCTTGAGCTTTATATATTGGCTGTTCTTTTAGCCATTTTTTCATATTATTCTTATCGTTAAAATCGCTGCTTAAATACTGATCTTTGCTTTTAAAATTAATAATTTCTCCAGTTAAAAGATCTTTTCTTGGATAGTACTTGTGATAATATTTTTCTTTATTTAAACCATAACCTCTCAAAGCAAGATGAAGACTTTTCTCATCTTTAAATTCCTTGCCATCAACTTTACATATTATGCTCATCCATTTAAAATCTCATCTTTTGATATACCTAAAATTTTAGCTTTCACCTCTTCCATTGTAGAAAGACGATCTATTTCTTTTTCTAAAATCTGCTTTCTCATTTCTGCCATTTTTAATAATTTTGTTCTACTTTCTTCTTCTTTCCACATCTGAACAAGATTAATAATTGAAGCTGTTTCTTTTACTTGTTTACTTAATCTTTCGCTCCTTTTTACTTTAAGATCATTAAGAAGTTTTTGCTGACGATTTACGCAATCATTATATTCTTTACGAGCAGTGTTGCTTGCTTCAACAAGCGCCATAGGTATCTTTCCGTCTTCTTGAGTAGCAATATCAATTTGATTCTGCAAAACATTAATAGTCTGTTGAATATTAGAAGATATAACTACTTCTGTTGAAAGAACGATGTACTGATCAACTTCTTCTTGAGTTAGATCACTCTTATCATAAGTATAACGCACAAAACTACTTTCAAATAGCTCGCGATCTTTTTCATCATCATAAAGATTAATTTGATGACAAAATCTAAAAGTATTCATGTATCCAATAAGCGAGTTAATTTCTTTTTTATGTTTATGAGTTAATTTGTTTTTATCTATTCCATCAAGAATATATCTATTTACCTTGGCTATCATTCTTTCTTCGCTCTTGGGTGGACGATATTCTTCTGTTGGAATATCTTGATTTTCTAAATTATTAAATCTTACATTACTTGGAATATTTTTCATATACTCCAATATGCTTCTTGTCTCTTGAGATAAATTCGTCAAGGCTTCATTTTTAAATAAAATTTTAGCCATTTCAACGGCTGTCATCGTATGACAATTATTGCTAACATATTCTTTATGCTCTGGGGAAAGCTCTAGTAAACCTTTAGCTTGATATTCGTGACTCTTCTTTGGCTTAATTTGTCTAGATGCTAAGAATGTTTTTACTGCTTTTCCTTCTTTGCTTCTACCATCTAAATCATCTCGATTAAAAGCTAATTTAACTAATTCCACTAATGATGGTGGATTATCAGAACGATTATTCCATTCGTTTAACAGTTTCAATTGTTGTTCCTCTGTAAGTATTATAACGTCTTCACTCATGAAATATCAATATCTCCATTATATAAATGTTTTTTTACTTTTAGTATTATAGCCTTTTTAATATTTTTTATTTGTTTGTATCCTGCCATTCTATTTTTTTCACTAGTTCTGTATCCCATTAATTTAGCGACCTCCTCTTCGTTTTTATTTTCTATATATAAATGAGTATATATTTTCCATTCAATTGGTTTCAAAACTTGTTCCATTTTTTTATGTATATTCGAAACTCCTTGCTCTATATTGAAATTATCATTCGGAATATCATAAATTTCTTGAGCATGATTTTCAAGACTTAGAGTTAGTTTTGTGTCGTGAGCATTTTTTTTAGTTTTCGCCCAATTTGCATACAGTGGACATTTGGAACATTGTTGTCCATATATAGAACAGCCGTCCTCTGATTCGGCAGCTGTACATTTCAGGCATGGTCTTGTATAATTGCTATAATTATTTCTTATTAAATTTTTTATTTGATTACTGATAATTCTATTAACCCATGGGCCTAATGGTTTTAATGAATTATATAAATGCCATTTTCTATAAATATGAAATCTAAGAATCTGTGCTACATCGTAAAAATCCATCCAGGCAATTGCGCTAAGATTCCATTTATTTTTTCTTTTTAGAATTTCTACATTTATCTCTTCTATTTTATCTTCAAATTTTATTTTTTTAACCATCTGAGGATTCCCTTGATTTATTTCTAGAGGGCCTCAAGGTGCCTGCCTCAGATTTAAACTCTTTCAAAAATTCTTGATTTTTTATTTTTCTGTTTTTAATATTTTTTATTTTTTTAGGTTTTTTTTGATCTTCTGTTCCAGACAATAATTCTTCTGGAATATCAGATATAATATCTTTAATTTTTATCTTGGTGGGTTGAGTGTATCCAATATCAAAATCAAGTTTATTTATATTTGGAATATTTGCAACTATTTCATCTTCGTCATAAAAATCATCATTTTCGTCTTTTATAATTGGTTTTTGCAATTTTACAGTATTTGCTAAAATATTTTTATGAAAAGATTTTCCACAAGAACTACAAAATTTTGGTTTAGTATTAGAATAATTAGTTGGACTGCCGCAATCTTGACAATAAACTTTTAACATAATATATTATACTGAAAATAATGATAAAATTCAAAATATTTATCAATTCAATTCTTCGAATTTTTCTATAATATATGCCAATATATCATTTCGCATAATATCATCTCTACCAAATTTAAATGTTACTATGCCCTTGTCTGCGCTTTTTTTATCATCAAATAAGTTATATATTTTTTCAAAACCACTATTTTTAATATCTGATTGTCTAATATCTCCAATTAATATAAGTTTACTAAATTTACCCATTCTAGTTGTTATTAATAATAAATCATGAACGCTTAAATTTTGAGCCTCATCACATATAATATAACTTGCATTTATACTTAGCCCCCTTAAAAATCCTACTGGTAATCCTTTTACTCTTTCTTGTTTTAAAAGCATTTCTACTTGACCTTTTGGAAGCAATTCGTGAAGTTTGTCCATCAATGGCTGAAGATAAGGATCAAGTTTACTATGAAGATCTCCTTTAAGAAAACCAAGATTATGAGAGGAACTTTCTACTGGATTACGAATATAGAATATTTCGCCAATTTTTTTACTATTTATAGCATTTAAAGCCGCGTATACGCTAAGTAAACTTTTAGCTGTTCCTGCTGGACCTTTGCAAAACACCATTTTGGTATTTTTATCTTGAAGTAATTGAACAAATTTCTTTTGATTATCTGTCCATTCTAATTCACGAATATTCAAAAACCCTTCGATTTTATCTCTTTGAGGAACAGGAGCGGACTTATCTTCTTTTTGCTTATGTTTTTTAGACATTATACTTACATAAATTATTACACAGTGTAATCTAAAATAGAAATATTATGAGTTTTTTAAATGCCAATATACCGCCAATAGAGTGTTATGTTCGTGGTAACTATTTAAGAAATCAAAAAGATTCGCATGATAAGTATTTTCAATGTCTTGTTTTTGCGGTAACTAGTTTACCAAGTCAAGTTCCACTTTTTAATTTTATTATGGAAGATGGAGGAATATGGTGGCATGCGCCAATTAGTGCGTTTTGCACAAAAGAAGGAATACCAGAGCAAGATCTTCATGAATTAGAACTATGGGATAGCTTTAGTTATCATATAGCTGTAACAAAATTTTCTATACTACAAAATAAAAAACTTAAATTCTTATCACGAAATGGCAAAGAACATTTTGGAACTTATCTTTTTACATTAGATTGGGCACATAGTGATTTTAATGAAATAAATTTTGGTTTTAGCGAAAATCCTGGTCAACATAAATGCGGACATGTTCTTCAGTTAGATAATGGAAATTTCGCAATACAGCCAAATAATAGATTAAGACTTTATGATCCAAATTTTGTGACTAAACAAGGACAAAATCTTATTGAACGCAAAGTTAATAGTCATATTTATACTGTAGAGAACTGCCCAAAATGGGTAACCGAAGATTCTGATAATTATGAATATAGTGTAAATAAAACAAATGGCTAACGAAGGACTCATTTTTCCTAAACTATCCGAAAGACAAAAAGATCTTTATCTTAAAGTTATAACTAATCTCCAAACATATGGATATTTTGATCGTAGTTCTGGCTCTAATGGAGTTCAATATATAGATGCAGCAAATAATCCATTTAAAGATCAAGGGCAAGAATGTTATCATTGTGTATTTTATTACTTAGAGGGAAATGCCCCAAGATGTGAATTAATTGAAGGGCCAATCGAACCGGAAGCATGGTGTAAATTTTGGATTATAAGTGAACAAGACATAAAAGAAGAATCTAAAGCTGCTTTTAGATTACTTAATAATAAAACTAAAACTTATGAAATAACTTATAATGCAAAAGAGGTAAAAAATGAAACAACTAAAATTCAAAATAACAGATAAAAATATACTAGAGGGCGAAAAAGCTAATCCACAAAATTGTGCAATTGCCCGAGCAATTAAAAATAAAATGAAAAAAGAAATACAAGAAGTATCAGTTCTTGCTAATCAGGTTGCTTTAAAAATAGACAATAAAATGTTTGTCGCTCCTATGCCAAAAGAAGGCACAAAGTTTATCAAAAGATTTGACAGGGGTCTAGCTGTAAACGCTTTTGAGTTAAATTTAAAATTTAAAAAAGGCTACGCACTAGTTTAATTTAAAAAATAA